AACCACTATCTAAAAAATGGTTGCCCGTGTTTTCTGTTAGCATTTCATATATTTTATTTTCTACGTTACTCATTTTATTTTACTCCGTTTGTTTTTTAAATGTTTAATTTAGGGCGGTTATAATTGTTTTGACTACAAACCGCCCCTAACTTTCCCTATATAAAAAGATTTATATTCCTATTTTTTCAGATTCTATTTTTAAGTATCCAATCATATTACCGTTACTATCATTAATTCGTGGATTATAATCATAATTACTTTGTATTAAACTTGTAACCTCTCGTTTAACTTGGTCAACTACGGTTTGGACTTCTTTAATATTAATTTTTTCAAATGAATCATTGCTTTCAAATGCTTGGTTATCTGTATTGAAATCAATTGTTATTTTCATAATGTTTGTTACTCCGTGTTTGTTGTTGACTAAGCTTACTAATTATAATAGGTGATTCCTAGTAATAAATACAAGTAGCTAGTAATAAATAGTATAATGAGACGGGCGCACATCCTGGAAATTGACTGTAAGTATAATAAAAATAACAGCTTATGCAGCTGAAGTATTGTAAGATCGGCGGGTGTGTATATTATAAGGAGTAAAATTTACGGGCAAAATACACGGGTCAACCACCCCCCCCTATGACCGCTCGGCGACATCGGTAGGGTATGTATTATACTCTCCAGATATTTTTTATGACCTAAAAGACTTTTTTTACTTGCTAGTTATGGAACTATAAGTGTATGTTTTCGTTATATTTATATGCCGAAGAAAACAAAAACTCAAGTAATTAAGAAAGCGACAAAGGATGTTCAAGACAATCCATACTTAAAAGACTTTCTTAAAGAATACCAAGAGGAAACTGGCTTACAAACACGTTTTACAGCAAAGAAAGATGAGTTTTTATCTTACTTGGTTGCTAACAATGGATTTATATCTCATGCAGCAAAAGAAATGGGGTTCTTTCCAGCTTCAGTACGATTCGCAATGAAAGGTGACCCAGCGTTCGCGCAAGCGGTTCAATCTATAAGAGAAGGATTTGTAGCTGAACGATTGGATGGACTCGAAAAAACTTCTTTTGAACAAGCAGCCAAGCCTGGGAATGTAACAGAGCGTATCTTTCAGCTAAAAGCGCACGATCCTACAAAATATCGGGATCGGGTCAACCAACAAAACACACAGGTGAATGTTGTCGTATCGGGAACATCTCCAAAGGATAGAGCAGCCGTATTAAAAAAGATGAAGTTGAACTAACTCGCGAGGAACGAGAATCTATCAAAGATAATATTTTTATGACTCCTAGAGACATATATTGTATGTTTTTGCGTACATCTTTTGGTTTATCGTCTAAAACCGCAGAAGAAGCAACAAATTTTGCGTTAGATTTGTTTGAATTAGATAAAAATGGTAAACTTCCATTAGATTGGGAACTATTTTATAAGTCACAAGCATAATGGATGTAAATATATCATATCGAGATGGGGAAGGTAATATAACCGCTCCATTAGATCATCAAGAAGAATTTCATCTATTTACGGGATGGAGTAAACATCAAGTATTGGCAGGGTCACTTGGTACAGGTAAAACCGAAGCGATGTGTATGGAGGCAATCCATCAAAGTGCTGCATTTCAAGGTAATTTAGGTTTAATGGGTAGAAAAGTATTGGATTCGTTCAAGAAATCTACCTTAATTCAGTTGCTCGATCTTGGTCAGGGATTTATTCAAAAACATCGCGCCCAAGATAGAGAAATTATCTTTAAAAATCGCTCTAAGATAGTATATATGGCGTTAGATGACTCTCGTGACTCTATTCAGCGTATCAAATCTATGAATTTAGGGTGGTTTGCGTTTGATCAGATTGAAGAAATGACCGAGGCTACATTTATAGCTGCCGCGGGACAAATGCGTAGAAAAAATGCGATGAGATGTAGTTTTCACACCTCCAATCCAGCAGGTCACGATTGGGTATGGAAAAGATGGAAAAAAGATAAAGAAAAACAAAATAAGAAAAAAGGTGGGTATCGTTTAATTGAGACTATGACATGGCAACCTGGAGTTCCCGCGCCCGAAAAAGACGAAGAGGTAAAATTATACTCGGATAATCCTCATTTACCTGCGGATTATATTAAACATCTACTTTCGATGCCTGAACAATGGGTCAACCGCTATGTATATTGCAGTTGGGACGATTTTGCGGGACTTGTATACCCAGAATTTAAAGAAGAAACACATTTAGTAAAGCCATTCGATATTCCGAATTGGTGGAATCATTATGTAGTATATGACTATGGATATAGAAACCCTACTTCTATTTTATTTGCTGCTTCTGATGATGAAGGAACGATCTATGTATATGATTTAATTTATGTTAGCGAGCATACCATAGAAATGTTAGTTCCAAAAGTAGAGAGTAGATTAAAACGTGGAGTTAACTATACATTCCTAGCTGATCCATCTATTGTTAGAACAGAAAGAGATGGAAATAGTGTAGCGGATGAGTGGTATGAGTATGGAATTGAGTGGGAAAAAGCAAAGAATGATAAGCGCGCTGGATTTGAAAGAGTCTCCGCATATTTAAGGCTTGATAGCAATGAACGTTCTAAGTTATTGTTTTTTAAAACATTAAATATGAAACCTTTGGTCGAAGAAATCGTTGACTATAAGTGGAGGGAGCTAAAACATGGCTTTGAAAATCGTAATTTACCAGAAGAACCAGTGAAAAAGAATGATCACGCAATGGATTGTTTAAGATATTTAGTTCATTATGTAGAAGATAGTGACTCTCCTACAGAGCAAAGTGATGATTATGGTCTATGGGGTATGTTTGGAAAATCTAAGAAAAATAGTTGGATGAGTGCATGAATATAAAAGAATTACATGAAGTTTTTGATGCTATGGTGCAAAATGACTCTGAGTGGTTTAGTGCTGCAGAAGAGTCTATGCGATTTTATACAGGAGGGTTTGGTACAGGTCAATGGGAAACAGAAGACCTTCAAACGTTACACGCAGAGGGAAGACCTCCATTACAATTAAATATTATTTTACCAAAAGTTAATTTGGTTACAGGAGTAGAAAGGCAAGGACGTTCTTCGTGGAAAGCAAGACCCGTAGAATCTGATGATGAAAATGAAGCAATGCTTTCTACTGCTTTATTGTATCATTTAGATCGTAACAGAAAGTTACAAAACTTATTTAGTCGTGTTTTTAAAGATGGAGTAATTACAGGTAGAGGTTGGATTGATGTTTGTGTAGAGCCTGGACAGTTTTATGATGGAGAAATTAGTATCAAACGTGAATCATGGGCAAATGTACACATTGATCCTGAATGTAAAACACAAGATACAAAAGATTGGAATTATTTAGCTCGTAGTAAATATCTTACGTTTAATCAAATGAAGCAAATGTTTCCTGATGCATCAAAAGATATTCGCGCTGTAGATGATTATTTGCGTATGCCTCAAAGTGTTACAAAGGAAATAGGATCATATTATCGAAATGCAGAAGAGATAAGTCCTGCACATCATTTAGATGAGTTACATCAAAAAATTCGTGTTGTAGAAATGTGGAATAGGGAGTATGAGCGTGAACATTTCATTATTAATAAAAATACTGGGCGTATATCACAGAATGGTTTTAGAACTAAAAACGCTGCTGGAGAACAAATTAGAGACTTACAAGCTATGGAAGATGCAGCGCAAGCTCAAGTAAAAACAGAGTTTGGCGTAATTAGTCGTGTAGTACCAAAGACCTATTTAACGATTACTGCTGGGATGCATACATTACAAGAAAAGAAAGCAAACCCTTATATGCATAATCAGTTTCCTATCGTACCTTATTTTTATCATTTTGAAGATATGGGTGATTATGTAGAGACATTTGGTTTAGTGGAAAATATGAAAGACCCTCAAAGAGAGAAAGATAAGAGAAGATCACAGATGTTAGATATTATTAATCGTTCTCCTAGAGGTGGTGGTATTTTTGCAGGAAATAAAGTGTCTCAAGAAGAAATGAATGAGGCTTCTACTACAGGGCGTTGGATTGGTATACCAGGATTTAAAGGCAGGGTAAGTGACTTTATGCAACAATGGTCAAACTCACATTTATCTTTGGTGAGTAGTATTGCAGCTATGGAGCAGAAGGCAGAGATGGATGCGAAAGAGATTAGCGGTGCTACTGATCCGATGATGGGTATTGCTACTTCTACAAAAGAAAGTGGTATTGCAGCACAAACAAGAATTAGACAAGGTATGATGACATTGCAAGAACAGATGGAGAACTTGGATTTTACCAAGTCAACTGTATTAATGCAGGCGATTAAAAATATGCAACAGTTTTATACCGCAGATAAGATTAAAAGAATTATTGGTGCAGAAACAGAAAAGGCAGAGTCTCCTGAAGAAGCACAAGCAATAGAACAAACCATTAATCGTTTTTTAACTAACTTTGAAAAGTTTGAATTTGACATCGTATTAGACAAAGGTGAAAATTCATCTACTATGCGTGCAGCAAAAGCACAGCAGGTAGGAGAGTTAGTACGAAATGGATTTGCAAGTTTATTTCCACTATATGTTGAGCTTTCAGATATGGAAGCAAGTAGTGAAATACTTGAAAAATTTGAAGAGGAGCGATCCGCAAGAATGCAAGCGCAGCAAAGGCAAACGCCTACTAACGCGGGCAAATCGTAACTCATAATAACAACCCCCTAAATAAAGGATAAGGTAAAATGGAAGAACAGACAAGCTACATAGACCCAGAAAAGGAAATTGCAGGCACAGCTAGTGACGAAGTTTCCCCTGAATCAAATGTAAGTGAGCAAAAAGCAGAGACACCTGCTGTAGAGCCACAATCATTCAAAGTCGGAGATAAGGAATTTACTTCGGTGGATGAATTGGTTGAGTATGCTTCTACAACAGACAAGTCGTATAGAAATCTTCGTGAACTCAATGGAAGACAAACCAATGAACTTGGTGAGTTAAGAAAGTCCCTTGAGGAAATTAAGGTGAACGTAGCTCCAAAAGAGCCAGAAGTAGAACTACCAGAGTATGATCCCTATGACATTAATTCGGTCTTACCACATATCTCAAAACAAATAGAACAGAAATTCGCAGAAGAGCGAAAAGTACAAGAAAGGGAGATGGCTGCAAGAAAAACGAAAAATGCTCAACAGGAAATGATTGATAGTTTTATTAAGAAACATCCTAATCTCAATAACGAAGAACTAACCGCTATTGCTAAGTTCGGAGATGAGCGCGGTATTGCACTAATAGATGATGCGTACACGCTAATGACAATTAATCAAGAAAAAAGTAAAGCAAAAAAGGAAGGCGTTAAGGAAGTAACAGAAAAACTTACTAAAGCAGATGAAGTGCCAACAACACTATCAAACGCTACTGGTGGGAATAAAACTGCTATTGACTTTGATGCTATTTCGCAGGCAGATTGGAATAAACTTCCTGCCGATGTCCGTATGCAAGCTTTGCTTGAAACGCAATAATAAACTAGGAGTACTAAAATGAGTTGGGATACAGGGTTAAACGTCTCCCGTTGGGCGAAACAACTTGCTTATGAAGTAGGTAAAGAGATTTATTTCTCAAAGTTCATTGGGGACACATTTGAATCCATGATCGTATCAAAATCAATGCCTGAAGGTAAAGGTAAAGATATGACCTTTGGATTAGTTGGATACACAGGAACAGCAGTAACTGGTGATAGTGCATTAGAAAGTAACGAGCAAAATCTTACTTCTAATGAAGTAGTAGTTACAACAAGTCAAAGAAGATTTGGTGTAATTAATGCTGGTAACTTTGACGACAGTAAAGTGTTGTATGATTTTCGTACAGAAGCACTTTCTCAGTTAAAGAGACAGTATGCTGAAGATCACGATGCGCAACTTTTCGATGCATTAACTATAACATCAGGTGCAGGTGCATTTTTAAGAGCAGATTCATCTGCTTCTGTATACGCTGCATCTGATCCAAAAGC